GGTAAAGCATACAGACCATATGAATGGGTGCAACTTGAAAAGCTCTATCAAGAGATGATGAATGCTTTTGATATTGTAACTCCTGCACATGAAGATTATTTAAAATTAATTTGTAAGACTTCATTAAAATGCCACCAGTTAGTTGATATGGGTGATATTGAAGGTTTCCAGAAGATGTCTAAAGTCTATGATACTTTAATGAAATCTGCAAAATTTACCGCTGCACAGAATAAAGCTGAGAGTGGAGAATATGTTTCCGCTATTGATGAGTTTATTCTCATGTGTGAGCGTGATGGATTTATTCCGCGCTTTTATGTCGATGAGCCAAAGGATAAACCTGATGAAACGCTTGCTGATTTGCGTAATTACACGCATCGTTTAGTAACAGAAGAAATGAACCTTGGTAACTTAATTGAATCTGCGGCAAGAACAATGGCTCGTGAAGAAGCAAAAGCAGAAGATGAAGATACAACTGATATCGACGATCTTGATTTGATGCAAGTTGAAGAAGAAGTCCTTAGTGATGGAGACTTCTTGGAACATTATCAATTTATTGAAGATCAATAGAATGAAGACGAGGAAATGATGCGTGAGCTTCTTGGAGAGGATGATGAATAATGGCTCTTCAAGATTTACTAAATCTTAAAAGTAATGTTGATAAGATCGGGTTATCAGAAGAACGTGTACGTGCTTGCATACCTGTTGCACGACAGTACGTGGCGTTTTGGCGAGAATATCCTGATCTTTTTGTCGATTTTTTAGTATCAAAGAATAATCCAGAAAATTTTCATTTATTTTATTATCAACGAGTTTTCTTACGTGCGGCAATGCGTTATAAATATACTTATGCAGTATTCCCTCGTGCTTACTCAAAGTCATTCTTGGCCGCATTAATTTTAATAATTCGTTGCATACTACATCCCGGTGCGAAGCTGTTTGTTACCTCTGGCGGTAAGGAACAGGCTTCTAGTATTCTTAAAGCGAAGGTCTAGGAACTTTGTCATCTAATCCCAGCGCTTCATGAAGAAATTGATTGGCGCCGTGGTAAAACAATGGAGGGCAAAGATTATGTTAGATACATATTTAAGAACGGGTCAGTGCTGGACAATATAGCAGCTCGTGAAACTTCGAGAGGACAACGCCGCCATGGCGGACTCATGGAAGAGTGCGTCGGTATTGATGGAACGATTCTTAATGAAGTTATTATCCCTACAATGAACGTTTCGCGTCGTGGTGCATGGGGCGATAAAGATGATAATGAAGTCCTTAACAAAAGTCAGATTTATGTTACCACGGCTGGCTGGAAAAATACATTTGCTTATGATAAGTTAATTCAATTACTAGTTTGGGAAATTATTAAACCAGAAAGAGCGATGATCCTAGGCGGTACCTGGAGAATTCCTGTTTTGATGGGCTTGCTTGATAAGACATTTATCAGAGACCTCAAAATGGATGGTACTTTTAATGAATCTTCATTCGATCGTGAATATGAAAGTCGTTGGTCTGGTACAATTGAAGATGCATTCTTTAATGCGGAACAGTTTGATCATAATCGTATTTTAAAACAACCAGAGTATGAATATTCTGGACGTAGTACAAAAAATGCTTATTATGTCATCGCAACAGACGTGGGCCGTAAAGGCTGCGACACTGTAAGTTGTATTTTCAAAGTAACTCCTCAAGTCAATGGTATTGCATTTATTTCATTAGTGAATATTGACACAATGAATGATACACATTTTGAAGATCAAGCAATTAAATTGAAAAAACTTTATTACAAGTATAAAGCTAAGAAATTAGTTATCGACGGTAATGGTCTTGGTATTGGTCTTGTTGACTATATGGTGAAAGGTCAAACTGATCCTGACACAGGCGAAATCCTCCCCGATTTTGGCGTTGATAATGATGAAGATGGTGAATACAAGAGATATCGTACTGATGTGTGCGAGGAAAATGCGCTTTGGATCATTAAAGCAAATGCGCCAATCAATACTGAGGCTCATGCAAATGCGCAAAGCCAGATGTCTTCTGGTCATGTGAAGATGCTTATTGATGAGCGTGTTGCAAAAATTAAGTTAATGGGTACTAAGCGCGGTCAAGAGATGAAGCCTGAAGAACGGGCAGAATACCTCAAACCATTCACCTTAACTTCTATATTAAAAGAGGAAATGATGAACCTTCGTGAAGAAAACGAGGGCGTCAATATCATTTTGAAGCAAGCGAATAAAGGTATTAAAAAAGATAAATTTTCTGCATTTGAATATGGATTATATTATATTAAGCAAGAAGAAGATAGAAAACGTAAGAAACATAAAAAAAGATTCAGTGAAATGCTGTTTATGAATTGAGGTGTCAAAATGCGAGCTTCAAGAGGAGAAATTAAAATAGAAGAGATATTGCGCGACTCTGGCTTGCGATTCACTATGGAGCAAACATTCGAAGGATTAAATAGTCCGAATGGCCGCCCATTGAAGTTTGATTTCTGTGTTTTTGATGATGATGGTAATGTAGATTTTTTGATTGAGTATCAAGGTAAGCAACATTATGAACCTTCTGCCAAATATGGTGGAAAACAAGGCTTTTATCGTCAACAATACAATGATAACAAAAAACGCAGGTTTTGTGCGCTAAATGGATATAACTTAATTGAGATCCCTTATACTGAAGAGAACTTAATTAATTATGATTATATCATGGAAAAAGCTGGATATTAAGGAGGGATTGAATTGGCTACTCAAGAAGAGATTCATGCCAAAGGCTTTTCAATCGTTCGCAATCCAGAACTACAAGATATCTATGGTAGTCAAGTTGATTATGGTAAAATCAAAGTAAGCTTTTAGACACTCGAAGATGCTGTTTTAGATCTTGGGGCGTTAAAAAAGGTTGATCATCGAACTTATGATAAGCGTAGTGTATTGATTGCGCTTGCTCGTAAAGATTATACAAAGATGCGTGAAATATCAAATTATTTCTATGAAGTTAGTGGTTTATACCAACGTTTGTGCAAATATTTTGCATCACTTTATAGATATGATTGGTACGTCACCCCTTATGTAATTGATGATAATGCTAAATCTGAAAAGGTGTTAGCTGATTTTACGAAAGCGCTTGATTATTTGGATGAAAGCGGAGTGAAAAAACTTTGCAATGAGATGGCCCTTAAAGTAATCGTGAATGGTTGCTACTATGGTTATGTCGTTGATACCTCACGCGGTTTCACCATTCAAGAACTCCCTATTAATTATTGCCGCAGCCGCTTTAAGGTTGGTAGCGTTCCAGCAGTCGAGTTTAATCCAAAATTCTTTGATGATATGTTCCCTGACATTGAGATGCGTCTCAAGGTCTTAAAGATGTATCCAGAGGAATTTGCAAAAGCATATGTGGCATACAAAAAAGGTAAATTGAATCAACGTGAGTCAATGGCTGGTGAAAGTTCTACTGGCACTTGGTGGTTACTTGATCCAGATCGCGCCTTTAAGATTAATCTTAATGGTCGCGATTATCCGCTCTTAGTCAATATCACTCCAAAGATATTGGATTTGGACGAAGCGCAGGATTTAGATCGCCGTAAAATGATGCAACAACTCTTGAAGATTATTATTCAGAAGTTGCCGCTTGATAAAAATGGTGATTTGATTTTTGACGTTGATGAAGCAAAAGACATTCATAATAACACTGTGCAGATGTTACGTCGTGCAGTCGGTGTTGATGTTATGACTACTTTTGCCGATGTAGATGTAGCTGATTTATCTGATACAGCAACCACAACTACAAAAGACGAGTTGGAAAAGGTTGAACGTACAGTTTATAATGAAGCTGGCGTTTCTCAAAACTTATTTAATTCTAATAGCAACTTAGCTCTTGAAAAAGCATCATTGGTTGATGAAGCAAGTGTGCGCGACTTACTATTTGGATTTGATGAGTTATTTGGACGCATTTTACGAGTTAAGTTTCCAGGTAATAAGAAATGGTGTTTACATTTCGATATGCTTGAAACTACAATAAATAATTATAAAGAATTGTCTAAGATGTATAAGGAGCATACTCAGTTAGGATTTTCTAAGATGTTACCACAGATTGCTCTTGGACATTCACAGAGTTCTATTATTGCTACTGCGCATTTTGAGAATGAAGTGTTGAAGTTACAAGAGATTATGATTCCGCCTCTTATGTCTTCTACTT